CCTGAAGTTCGGGCAGGGTCAGTACCGAATCGACCGCTTCGTTAATCGCACTTGAGATGTCCACAACTTACTCCTACTGCTGTAGCGACAAGATGTCTGCCTGCCTTGCGGCAATCTCTTCTTCAGGGACGCCCATCGCCTGCTGCTGCATGATGGTCGCTCCACCGATTGGAGGGTTGCCTGTCGGGAGCGGAACAGTCGCTGGTGACAAAGGCGGTGCGCTGGGTGCCGCACCTTCGGGAACAATCCCTGCGCCGGGGGCCCCGCCCTGAATTGCTGCCGGGGGTACCATAGCGCCTTGTTTCTGTGCAGCCTGATTTGCAAGAGCCACCCAACGCTCTTGGGCTGCCGCAACAACCTGTGGCGCAAGGTCATCCTGTAGAATGATCTCGCGCTCCAACACATCCTGATGAATGGCTTCGTTGTCCTGCCAACGCATCTCAGGCGGCGGGAAGCCCATGCGGATTGCATCGGCAACACGCTTGGCTCTTGCCTCCTGATCCTCGTCGGGGGTGGCCATATCTTTCGCAATCGCAAACATCTGACGCCGACGGTACTCCTTAATGTCGATTACGCCGGTTTGCAGCCAGTTATCGAGCAGATACAGACGGAACGCCATCGGCATCGGCATCATCGTGGCGGGTTCAACCTTCACATCGCTCTGACCGTCCAGATCCGTGGACGAAACAGCGCGAGCAAGGTCGGGTCGGCCCTTGCCAACCGCACCAAGCGAGCGAGGTACGTCATATCCCCATGCCATACCCGCCATCGTCACCTTGCACCAGTCGGTAAAGCTCTGAGCCAGCGCAGATACCGCCGGTGAGAAGACTCGCTCCAGCTGTTCGCGGCTTGCGATGATGGCACGCCCGGATTCTCCGGTAACTTGCCCACGAGACACCGCGTTCCAGCCCGATGCGTCCTCAAATGCCGCTTTTTCTAGGGCCAACGCCTCTTTTACGTCGTTACCAACGCTAAATCCGTTGACCGGCTGGATGGATTCGGCCATTGGGCCTGCACCACGCACCTCAATCATGGAAGTTACGCCGCCAAGGAAGGTTTCCGTGGCAATCGCGTTGGGTCGGGTGAGGAATCGCCCACCTGCGTTGACCCGAATGTTCTCAATCCACTTAGAAAGCAGCGCATTGACCCGCATCTGGTGGTCGAGCCACTGCTCCATGACCGGACGCGGGTAATACGAGGGGTCAGACGACCCATCACGGATGGGCACAACCGGAATTGCGCCCCAAAGCAGCGGTGACGGGCCGAATACGACCTTGTCACCCACGATAATGACGTGCATACCCTCGGGCAGCGCGTCTGGATGGGGTGCCAAGTAGACCGTGAACCGCTCGGTTACGTCCTCATCGCGCAAACGCTGGCCTTCACCGACCGTGGTCTGCGACAAGACCCACTCACCCATGCCCTCAGAGCCTGAATACGCAGGGTAAGAGCCGGTGCTCATGTTGGAATTGCTCGCATCCAGCCCAGTTACGCCGTAGCGATAGGCTGCTTCCGAGCGTGAGATGACCTCTCGCACGATTACCCAGTGCGGAGGCTGCGTTACCGTCGCATTTGGCGACACACGCACCTGTTCCACGCGCAACGTTTGGCAGCCGAGGTCGCCCAGAGGCTTACGCTCACCGGGTTCCTCGCCCAAACGCTCGTCCCAAGGCCCACGATCCGGGTCCCAGAACATATGCCAGAACGAGACGCCGTCCGTCTGCGCCCAGAAGGCCGCCTCACGGGCGAGTCTCGTCATGCTCTGCTGCTCGAACTGGTATTCAAGCGCGAGCTGCTGCGCCTGAGCCTTGCGTTTGTCGTCAGGATCCTGCGTCTGAGGCGTTACGCTAAAGCCCGGACGCTGATCCACGATGATCTGGAGGCGCTGATCCAACGCCTTGTCGATCATGTTGTAGACCACACGCGCAGAATCACGCGGACGCGCAGGCTCACGCCAGGGGCCAAGCCCCTGTGCGCTGATCCACTGCTGTCCAGCGCGGAACAAGCGGTTGCGCTCTACAAGATGCAGGTGCTCCTGCACCGCAGTGCGCCGCGAGTTCCAAAGCCCACGGGTCCAAGCGACCCAAGCAGACTCTTCTTCGTCTGCTTCTTCGTCTGCACCCGGAAAGTCATGGCCATACAACGCACGACGAAGATCAGCAAGATCTTCTTCCTCGCCCTGCGACTCATCTGGCGGATTAGGAGCGACGGCCTCGTTCGGCGCTTGCGGGTCGTTGGACTCACCCTCAGCGGCACGAACGGCCTCATCTACGTTTATCGCGTCAAGAAACTCTTCATCCATTAATCAATTCTCCCGACGCCCATAGCTGCGCGGACCTTGTTCCAGTCGCGCAAGTTCTCGTATCGCTCACGAATCACGCGAATTACTTCCTCCTGCGCCCACACTTCGTTCTCTGCGGTCGCAATCGCAAGCAGGTCGTTTGGAATGTCTACGTTGTACGGATCTTCTTCTTCTTCGTCAGATCTCTTTGGTGCAAACGCCTCTAGAGCCTTCGAGAAACGGAAGGCTGCTACGACAAAAGCAATTGGCCAAAGGATCTCACCAATCACGAAAGCGTGACTCCAGCCTCTCCGACGACAACCCACTTGCTGTCCGCAGCAACCAGAACCAGCACCTCGTCTGCCGCATTGAACGTAGCGGTCGTGCCCGACGACTGGCCCACAACGTTGGTCAGCGCGAGCGTAACATCACCACCGGGGGCCGAGTCAGCCTCGATGATCTTGACGGTGCCCACAGGGGTGTCGCCCGGAGCAGCCAGCGTAACGGCATACGAAGAAGTATCCGGCGGGGTCAGCACCACATGGTTTGCAGTCAGGCTGATCGCGCCAGCTGCGGTCAGCGTCTGCTCGACCGGGGTCGGAACCGCAGTCTCGGGGAGGCCAACGAAGAAGTTGGCGAGGGTAGCAGCAACCGTGGCGTCGAAGCCATCGGCAACAGCGCCCGACAGCCCGTTCTCGACGGCCTTGTTCATGAAGGCTGAGGTAGCAGCGGTCGGGTCAGTAAAGGTAGTGGTTGGGAAGGCCATGATGTTCTCCTAGGGGTTATTCAGAAACAGAAGCAATGGTGACATTCGCGGTGCCGCTGGTCCAAGCCGTGGCAACCACGCGAACAGAATCAAGCGCATATGCATCGCTCAAGACCAACACCGCAGCAGTCGCCTGCTTCACCAGCGTGGTGGCAGTCGTCTCAGCGGAAGACTTACAAGCCAGATCGACCCAAGTGGATCCATCGACCGTCGCCTCAAAGTCCAGTGTGCCAGTGAATGTACCGGTCACCTGAATCGCAATCTTTCCGGGGCCAACCAGCCGCAGAGGATGCGTAACCGCTCCCCCATTCGCAATGATTGAGCCGCTCGTCACATTCTTAAAGTTTGGCATTAGTCACATTCCCAAGCACGGAGGGATTTGTTAATACGGCTATCCGGATCTCGGGCCGTTTTCTCGCTTGTAAGTTTCTTCTTCATTCCCTTCATCCTACGGCAAAACGCGATCCTGCGCTTTGCTGCCGCAGGGCTTTTTCTAGCTTCAGCTTTCTTGACCGGCCTCTTGATGTCCTTGCCTTCAGCGCGAAGAGAGGCGCGGCCCTTTTCGTTCAAGCCGCCCTCTGGATTCTTTCCTTCCTTGCGCTGCCAAGCAGGACTCTTTGCCATCAGTAGCTGTAGCCTTCGTCCTCGTCTTCGTAGCCTTCCTCAAACTCGTTGTCGTCCTCGTCGTAGTCCATAAGCATCTTCTCAAGACGACGAATACGCTCTTCGAGGAGGTCCATGCGCTCCTGCTTCATCATGTCCATGTCGGAGGGCATTTCCTCCTCCATCATCATCTCGTCTTCGTAGTCGGGCTCTTCCATGTCCATCATCGGCGGTCCCTTCTTCTTCGGTGCAGGACCAAGCGCGATGATGACATCGAGGCCGCCCTTACGCTTCATTGCTGGTTTACGCATTTCAAAACGATCCCATCGGGAGTTGTTGTGCGAAGTCGCCAATGCTCGAAGACGGAGACGACGACTCACTTTCGTCTTTGCGAAAATAAGGGTCATCTCCGGCTGTCTGCAATGGCTGGAACTCTTCGGGCCTCACGCCCTGTACTCTGTCCCATCCATGCAACGCCAAACCTAACGCCATGACACCGTCATCGTGCAACCCTCTGGGTGCTTCGTATTTGACGCCGCTCGACGTATAGGTGTACTCAAAGCTCTCCAGTTCGTTAATCAGCCAAGGCTCATCCGGGATCGTTAGCTCCTTGTTCTGGAACGCAGCGATTAGCCGCTGCATCAGCCTGAGCTTGTTCGGTCCCGTGAAGACGAAGCCAGCAATCAGGTGGCCGCTGTCTTGGAGGTCCGAAACAATCGCGTCACCGACACCCGTGGCGTCCACAATCGCTGGCGTGTCTTGCACCAAGTCCTGAACGCGCTCCTTCGTGACCGCCCACGGGGCCTGCCAACGCTCCAATCGAACCACGCGCTGCCACGCGTCCATGCCGACGGCAACCGTGAAGTCCTGCGCTCTGGCCAAGTCCACGCCCCAGACGACGACCGGCGCGTCGCCAACCTCGCCGATGGCTTCCTCGATTTTCTTCAGGCCAAACGGGTTCGCGCCGTCATCGAGCGGTATCCCCTCAAACTCCTGAGAGAACACTTCCGCTGGCAGCTCCTTGCGAGCTTCCTCAATCTCTTCCGGCGGGATGTAGGGGTTCTCCAGCGTCGAGGCGCGGAAGCTCTCCCAGTTGGGCTCGTCGTCTTGCAGCCCACGGTTGAACATGGACATGAATCCATGTCGGCGTCCCTTGGGCGTGCCCAAGATCAACGCGCCACCACGCAGGTCAGCAAGCGTAGGACGAATGGCTGCCTGCCATGTCTCCGTCAGATCCTTGACGATCCCCGCCTCGTCGATCACCACCAGCGCATACTTACGACCACGGGCAGGGTCTTGAGTGTCCAACGTCCAGACCTCTATCACGCCCCCCGTTATAAGCTCGACGCGCTTCTCCTGTTCTGAGACGCGCTCGGCAACCGGACCAAGTCTCTGCACGATTTCGCGCCAAGCCTCCAGGGCATACTTGTAGCCGGGAGCAAACCAGCCCACAGGCTGACCGTCAATGGCCGCTTTGCAGGCCGTAGTGATACCGAGCGCAGTCTTACCGAAACGACGACCGCACATCA